AATTGGTCCTAATGTAGAATCACACGGACAGTTTGCAGATTCTTCAGGTAGTGAAGGTGCAACGCTTGACGCATATATAATAGGTGATTCAAATAGATTAGATACATCTTCTTACGGAACAGGTAACTATCAAGTACACGACATTATAGGTAATTCAAACATTTTAGATTTACACGCCTCTCATAGTGGTGACTTTGATACAATAATTATCAAAGGTGATAACAACTATTTAAAAACAGTTATCAATGGTAACAGCAATGTATTAAAACTACACCAAGAAGGTGGTAGTAATACTGCTAGAATTTATGTTTACACTTCAGAAGCAGCAGTTAATATGGCACAAACAGGTGGTAGTAATACTGCCGACATTAATATATCAGGTGATAGTATTTACGATTACACTTTAAACTTCACACAAAATGGTTCTGATACTTGTAATTATTCTTACAATAGAAACAATCAAACAGCAGATGTTACCGCTACTGTGGCAAACGGATGCTAAATGTTCAAACTTAAATTTTTCATAACACTTATAGTGCTATTGTGTACTACTGCCTTTGCTCAGATAACTGGTCCTAAAGTTGGCGAAGTCATAGGTCAAATGGGTACTACTTGGAACGAGAGAGATGGTGAAACTCAAAATACCTCAATGGGTTATGAGTTACAGATGAAAGACTTTCTTCAAACAGGTGAAGATGGTGGTATGATATTAAACTATGCTGATGGTACTAAATTTACAATGGGTCCTAATACAGAATTAACTATTGATGAATTTGCTTTTGATACTTCAGTTGTGCCGATAGAATTAGCAATGAATGTATCTGTTAATGTAGGATCATTTACATATGAATCAGGTGATGTATCTAATTTAGGTGGCGAAGTTAATATAAGTGCTGGTAATGCCACAATCACAGTACAAGGTACTGCCTTCTCAGGCACAGTTGACGCCTTTGGTAGTGCAACTATTACCTTACTACCAGACAGTCAAGGTGATGTAGGTCAGGTAACTGTATCTAATGACTTTGGTTCTGAAACAATTACAAACGCATTTAGTTCCGTAACTGTTTCAAGTAGCGACTTGGCACCAACACCTCCTAGAATAGAAACAGACAACAGAAAAATTATACAGTTAGATTCTTTTGAAGAAGAAATTAGAGATGAAACTGAAAAAGGTTTTGGTGATGTAGATATTAAATCTAGTAAGGCACAAAATAGTGAAGACGCAATCTTTGGAGAAGAAACAACTATCAATGAAAATAATGATAGCATAGTTGCTACTGATATGTCAGTTAGTGAGGCAGACTCAATGATTGAATTAGAATCTAAAGAAGAAAAAAGTTTAGAAGCAGTATCAGTTGAGTCAACAACAGACATAGATACATCTTACTATGATAGTTATGAAGAAGATTTAAAAGAGTGGGGTTATATAGATGAAGACAATCAAATTTCAGTATGGGATGCCGATGGTGAAAGTAAAATGGATTGGGATGACGCTAAAAAAATGTATGCAGAAATGGATCAAGCATACTTTGACGCCATAGGTTGTGAGTCAGGTTGTTCATACGATACGATTGATTGGGATTCTATTGATTGGGATAATGTAGATTGGGATGCCTATGATGAGGCATACAACGATACACTAGAGAAGTATGGTCTAACTTCTTACAATGCAACAGTTGAAGAAGTTGATGTGGTTGAAGCAACAAAAGACGAAACAGAATCAGTTGTTGAAGGATATAGTTGGGAAGATTTTATGTTAGATGATGATTACTATTCTAACGCAGAATATAAAAGTAATGGTGGTCCCCCAACATTGACATTACAAAACTATTGTGAATATAATGGTTATGAAGATTACTGGTGTAACCAAGAGTATGTTGATTATCTAAATGATTTTTACAAAGATGATTGGTATTTAAAAGTGACTGCCACAAGTTGGGATAAGAAATCTAAAAAGATATTTGGTAAACTATTTGGTTGGTGTGGTCAATGGCCAGACTTTAAGATGTGTGAGAATCAACCTAAACCTTGGAAGATGAAAGACTTGAAAGACAAGTATATAACTGATTGGGATTACAACGATTACAATACTTACTATGACGCTGCCTATGACTGGTGGTACACAGGTTACGATTACAACAATGAAACAGATGAAACTAATTGGGAAGATGAATATGCTTATGAAGATGATTACGACATAGACGCAGAATTAGAAATACTATTGGCAAGTTATAATGAAGAAGAATGTTTAAAATACGGATATTATTTTGACATTGCTAATCAATCTTGTGGTACTGAATATGTTGATAACGAGGGTAATGAAACACAGGTAACTGCTAGTGGTGAAACTCTTAACTATTCAACAGGAGATGTGACTCAAACATTAACTTCAACATCTGGCGTCACAGGTGCTTCATCTTCAGCGACTTCTACTGGAAGAGTATCAACATTAAACAATGAGCACGATGCTGATTCAAGTACAAGTGGTGATTTTACTATCTTAAATAGAACCAATGATAATCATACGGCATATGTACAAACTGAAACATCAAAAGAAGCAGACATACAAATATTACAAGATAATGAGGCACAACACCTTGATGTAGGTAATAGTGCCGATCAAAGTAATATCACTATCATACAAACAGACTAAATAGTTATATGAATAAATTTACATCCACATGGGCCGTGGTTGTGAGTGTGGTTATATTATTAGGATTGAAGGTATATAATCCCTTGCCCCTACAAACCCTACAATTAAAAACATTTGATCTATACCAGAAGTATGGTAATAACTACAAGTCTAAAAGTCTTGTAATGTTAGATATATCAGATCAGGCATTAGAAAAAGAGGGTCAATGGCCGTGGAAGAGAGATAAACTAGGTCGTGCTATTATTAACGCATATAAGAATGGTGCCGCTCTAGTCTTTCTGAATGTAGTATTTGTTCACAAAGATAGACTTGGTGGTGACGAGATGTTTTTAAAGATGATAAGTAAATACCCTATCATACTTACAGAAACAAGTCAAGCTAAAAATCTAAAAAGTATAGAAAGAAAAGCACTTGCAATAGGTAATGTAGAAGTACCTATTGATGTTGATGGCACAATAAGAAAATTACCGCTTGACAAATCTGTGCCAAGTGTTATAATGAAGGTCATAAAGTTTCCTGTGCCAGATCAAGACGACATATGGATTGATTTTAGACATCAAGTACCTAGAATAGATTATGCAGATAAGGACTGGTCTTCTATGAAAGGTAAGATAGTATTCATAGGTACTACATTTAAAGGTTCTACTTTTGTTCTCACACCAAATGGTCTTAAAAATACACACGAGATAATGGCATTGTCAACAGAAACTTTGTTGTCAGGTAAGTTTATAACTAGACCTGATTGGGTATTGTATGTAGAATTTGCTGTAATGATTATAGGTATGGCTTTGTTTATACTATTGATACCTAGATTAGGTATACTCATGTCACTTGTGCCGTTTATACTATACAATACTTTTATCATCTTGTCAAGCTTTTATTTGTTTAGTAAATATTTGTGCTTGACAAACTGGTCATATCCTGTTATAATGGGTTTCATAGTTTTCTCTCATCTAATATACAATAACTTTATTAGAGAGAATAGATTAAAGTTGCAGATTAAGAAACAGTTTGAGCATTATCTATCACCTGATATGGTCAAGAAGTTGCAAGACAATCCTAGTCTATTGAAACTAGGTGGTGAAACTAGAGAGTTGACTTTTCTATTTTGTGACATAAGAGGATTTACACCTATTTCAGAAAAATATAAATCAGACCCACAAGGCTTAACAAAACTTATCAATTCATTTTTAACACCCATGACAGATATAATATTGAAATCAGGTGGCACGATAGACAAATATATGGGCGACTGTATTATGGCATTTTGGAACGCACCGTTAGATTGTGCTGATCATCAAAAGAAAGCAATACTTGTTGCCAAAGATATGAGAGAAAGAATGAAGAAGTTAGATTTAGGTTTCAACATAGGTATCGGTATCAATAGTGGTACAGCCGTTGTAGGCAATATGGGAAGTGAACAAAGATTTGATTATTCTGTATTAGGTGACGCAGTAAATCTAGCAAGTAGATTAGAAGGTCAAAGTAAGGACTTCAATACAACGATTGTGATAGGCGAAGACACATATAAAAATGCAGAAGAATTACATAGTAGAATGTATAATTTAGGTAGTGTAACCGTCAAGGGTAAATCAAATAAGGTGAAGATATACTCAATTAAATGATATAAATAGTAGTATGGCAACGGTATTCGATAAGATATTAGACACTACAACAGGTCCTAAATCATACGACTGGTACAGAAAAAAAGTAGCAGATATGACAACACCTGGTGCAAGAAGTTTAATTAGAAAAGGTAAGGCAACTTTAAGACCGAAGTATGGTGTTATGAATCTTTTTGGTTATGACCCTAAACATAAAGATAGACTACCTTACTATGATACCTTTCCTTTGATATTACCTTTAGAACCAGCAAAAGGTGGTTTTATAGGACTAAACTTTCACTACTTAAAACCTGGTGCAAGAGTAGCGTTTTTGAGAAGTTTAGCAAACGAGGCTAGTGATAAAAGATTTGATAAAAAAACAAGATACAATATCAGCTGGCGAAACAATACATTTATGAAGACGACAGCAAAACATTATTTGTTCAATCATGTAAGAACATCATTTTTGAACATTACAGCAGATGAAATGGCGATTGCAATATTTCTACCTGTTGCTAGATTTAAAAAAGGAAGTCCGTACTAATGGCAATTTTTAGAGCAGGTAAAAGAATAGGTCCTTTTGACATACGAGGTGGTATATCAAGAGGTGACTTTAAGTCTAGTGCTTATCATAAGACAGATAGAGATCCTAGATTTAAAATGCAGGCTAATACCGAGAATACTATTGGTCGTTTTAGAGCAGCAATAAATTCAGCAGAAGGATTTGCTAGACCATCAAGATTTGCAGTAAGAATATTCCCACCTTCTAGTTTAAATCAAATGCTTAAATTACAAAACGCCACTACAAATAGAGATGGTGTGACTTATAATAAAGAGATGTACAACGGTGACGGTCAAGTTAATTTTAATTCTAGTGGTAGTCATTTAAATCAACTAACTCAAACTATCGGAAGACAAGTAAATATAATGTGTGATACAGTCACAATGCCTGGTGTAGATTTACAAACACAAGAAATACAATATGGATCAGAGCCTACTAGAAATCATGTCACAAGTCATGGTTTTGCTGGTAATATAGTTGCTACTTTTTATGCAGATAAGTATTTAAGAGAAAGACAGTTCTTTGAATTATGGCAAAAGCATGTTGTAGGTACTGTATCTCATAAAGCAAATTATTATGATAACTATGTTGGTAAAATGCATATATACCAATTAGGTGCAGATAGTGAAGTTGATAGAGATATGCCAACTTATGCTATTGAAGCAGTTGATGTATATCCTGAGAAGATAGCACAGGTAGATTATAGTTATGGTGCTACTAATCAAATTCAAAAGATAACAATAGAGTTCTCATACAAACAATGGTTTAATATGGGAATAGATAGTGCAAGAGGATTAGAGTTTGGTCATGCAATGCAGACAGCTGCTAATATTAAAGCAAGAGACCCAGGACTATTTGGTATGTTACCACCTGAATTACAAAGAGCAGGTAAAGACATATTTCAACAAGGGCGAACAGTATTGAATCCAATAGGAAGAATATTTAAGGGAAAAGTTTTCCCACCATTTACATAATTTTATATAATAAAGGAGGATAA